CTGAGCTTTGCCAAGGATGCGATTTACCTTGGTGCCACAGACTGGGCAAATGCCCTGTGCCATGCGACGACCAGAGTCAGAAACCTTTACAGTTCCTTCAAAATCACGCTTCTGTTTGCACTTAACGCAGTAAGTTTCACCTGTGTATGTCTCTGCCATGTGAAGCATATTCATATTGTTTCTTTTTTTTTCCATGATATCAGTAGGGACATTTTTCATAATAAATGTAGTGCTCTTTACTGTAGCATATAATGTATCTGTTGTATCATCTTTATTTGGATCAAATGCACCCGGTCCTGGAATAAGAACGTCATTGATGATCACGGTACCATCCTTATAATATTTAGAACCGTATAAAGTATCTTTGTAATCAAATTCTAATTTTGTAATAGGATTATTTTTGTATTTCAATACATCCATTTTGGTAGCTGCTTTTTTTGATGTGCGAGCACCCTCCCGAAAATGGTAAGCCAACATTACGAAAATGGATGCGGCGGCAACCACGGACAAGACGAGAAGAAGAATATATGTGCGCTTCAATCGCATATATATTAAGCAATCATAATTGTCGCGACGAGACTCGTGAGCAAGGAAAACAGCGAGGCAATGTACACCCACGTGAAATGGCCCACATAGTATTTCAGATCGATGAATCCAATCAACTTGTCCAGCTTTTCCTTGGTAATCGTATCCGAATTCCAATAAAAGTCGAATCTCAGATCGCGTTTTTTAAAGGTTTCGGAGCCGCTTTTTTTGCTACACGTCGATTCAATCGTTTGTCGCAACTTTTCCCTGTCTTCTTGATTCCACAAGGTGATCAAAAAGTCGTAATTCATGTACTGATCCATGTCGTCCTTGGCCAAATCGTTCGACACCTTGTCAAACAAGTCACTGCGGAGCATTTGTTGGAGCAGTTCATTGACGCCCCACCATTGGCAAACCACAAATCCCACGGTGTTTTCAAAGATGCGGATCATGCTCGGATTCAGCGCAATGGCCACGAGCGTGAATCCCAAAATGCCGAAAAATGCGGCAAATGACTTTTGAAATACCGTCGACACTGTCCCGAGATCCATTTTGTCAATTTCCATCTTTTTGTCGCCCACCACAATGAACCGGTAATACATTAAACAAGCCGTGGCGCCAATCAAGTAAATGGTCGCAAAGAGATAGACACCGTCCACAAAAGCCACATTCGATTTGTAAAAGATGAACATGTAAAAAAGCCCCACGGGAAAGAAAAAGAGCAACGATGTCACAACGACCCCGCCGAGAATACTGTATAATTTTTTCGTGTCGTCTTTTTGCACTGCTTTTTGAATTACGTCTTTTGCCATTACTAAAGCGGTAGATTTTCGACGGACGATTTCTTCGTGCAGAGATATAGATGAGCCACTTGATCGAAACGAAAGCCCGGGCATCTTTGCTAAATACCCTATCGGGGTGTCACGAAACACGCGTCCGACTGTACAGCACGGCTCTCAATGTAGGCGTACTCGTCCTCTTGACAATCGGTGTTGGACTCACCTTGTACTACTGTTACAAACGCCAGCCCTCGGCCTACGAAACCCGTCAGAAAATGTTGAAAGATCAAGACTACATTCTCTCCAAGATTCGGTTTTACCAGGCGGAACGGCAGAATCTGATGTTGTCGCCGATTGGCATTGCCAAAGAACAAAATCCACCAACGTTGTACTAGAAAACAAACCCCATGGCGCACATCACGCTCGACGAACGAGAACATGCATTGTATGAGAAATGCATGTTGATTCAACACGACGACAAACATTCGTATCATATTGCAGGCCTGGTTGTTAAAAAACAAGTGTTGCCCCTGGGCGATGCCTCGATCCAAGTGTGTGGCCAAGAGTGGCTCATTGAGCGCAAATCGTTGTCCGATCTCTTGTCCAGCATCAAAGACGGGCGGTATGACGAACAATCATACCGGCTCCAACATGCGTTTGATCCGCGCCGCGTCATTTACGTCATCGAAGGCGTCTTGTCCACCCTCAAAACGCCCAAAGAACGGAAATTGGTGCATTCGACCATGACGTCGCTCCACGTCTTCAAGGGATTTGCCATCGTGCGGACATCGTCGGTGCAAGAAACGGCAGAATGGGTGTTGGCCATGGCCGACAAGATTCATCGTGACATGACCGTGAAAAAAAAGGTGCCCTTTGTCGGATCGACGCCCCCCGCGTCTCCGACGGATACAGTCGAATCCTATTCCACCGTGGTCAAACGCGTCAAGAAGGAAAATGTCACGCCACAAAATATTGGTGAAATTTTCCTGTGTCAGTTGCCCGGCATTTCGCACGTGGCCGCTACGGCCATTTGCAGCGCGTATCCGTCCTTGGTGAAATTGGTAGATGCCTTGCGCAAGGATCCTCTGTGTTTGCAATCGCTGACGACGACGGATGCGGGCGGCAAGACGCGCAAATTGGGCAAGCACGTCCATAAAGCCATTGCCGAGTATCTCTTGTTCCAAGCAGACGTTGCCGTTGCAGAACCAAGTCTTTCCACAGAAACGAAGAAGAAGAAGACGACGAAGAAGCCGGTCAAGCCGGAAGCAACGACGTCAGAGGGGCTTGGGTGGCGGGGGCCGCCGCTGGATCCACCAGAGGACGCATTGAAGGAATCATAAACGTGTTGGGCGGTGAGCTATAGAGGGTCGTCTCGACCATATTCTCGTCGTATTTTCCACTATTGACTGCAGCCCGCGTAAATTGAACTCCCCCCCAATTGGGATCCATGGCATTGTCACTAAAGGGTGTCCCGGATTGGGGTTGGCGTGTAGAGTAGTGTACCTCATCAATGGTGGTGTAGACACCCGCGTACAAGTTCATGGGATCAAATCCGGGATACAAGTTTTGATTAAAGGGTGCGTCGTCGCGCGCTGCGTCCACATAGGGCGCGGGTTTGCGTTGCGCAAAAGTGGGGATGGGTCCAGCGATTTGTGCAACGTTTTGCGACGACGACGTTGATGGAAGGCCGACTGTCGGGGGAATGTAAGGTTGCATCACGCTAGGAGGATGCGGGAATGACACCTTTTGCGGCGGAACGGGATTGGGCAACGCCTTGGGTAAAGGCGGCACCTGGATCGTGGGCATGGGTTTGAAATCGGCCATGGGTGCGGCGTGGTGGTTGTTGTTGGCCACGAGGAGGACTTTGTTTACGTCCTCTTCCTCGGCAGGGTCATCGTCCTGGGTCTCATCGTCCTGGGTCTGGGTCTGGGTCACGGTAGGGTCATCGTCCTGGGTCTTTTCGTCATCTTGTTGAAGAAACAAGAGAGGACACGATTGTAATGGTGTTTTATTATTTATGGTATTTTGCTGTTTGGCGTAGGACACGTAATCTTCTAAATTGTTAAAGTACATGGGGTTGATGCCATCCACCGTGGGTTTTTGCGTATTGATCAAGAGCAATCGATTTCCCTTTTTGAGCAAGACGTTGGGACACTGTTGGGGCGAAGGTTGGGGCTTGGGCGTCGTTGTGAATGCCACTATGCCTACCAAAATAGCCACCACTACAATGGCCAGCAAGGTATATCCAACATACATTGACACTTTCATCGCGTTTATATATACAAGCGATATTTCTTCAAGGTCGCCCGAGTTTGTTCAAGATCGCCTCGTTTGCGATCCACCCGAGTTTGTTCAAGATCGCCTCGTTTGCGATCCACCCGAGTTTGTTCAAGATCGCCTCGTTTGCGATCCACCCGAGTTTGTTCAACCAGGCAACCCGAGAAAAAAGTCTAGGGTAAACTGTATACATGCCTGAAAAACAAATCGTGTGTGGCAAGTTGTATGCCTCCTGGTGCCATTATTGCAAAGAATTAAAAGGTCCATGGAAACAAGTCATACAAATGTTGCAGCGCGACAAATCCATGGTGTGTGTCAACAAAGAAGTGGCCTTGGGCGACATCCAAGACGAAGAAAAGCAACAGGACATGTTGAAATCATTGACGACAACATTGAATGCCAAACAAGACATTGCGGTCAAAGGGGGCTACCCCACCATCTTCAAGCTCGATCCCTTTCACAATGTCGTCTACTATGAAGAAGGACCGCGCACCGTGGAAGGGTTGTACCAGTTCTTCACCGGCCAATCTTTGCCACCGAGTCGGAGTTTGCACCTCTCTCGCAACACCCGTTCGAAGCGCACGGGTGGTTGTGGTTGGTTCACGCAACAAAAATGGCGTCGTTCGCGGCGCAGCAGCAGCAGGAGCAGCAGAAACCGAAGAAAATTTTAGGGAAATCGTTTCGTCTCTTTGATTTTGCCGTCCGAGATGATCGCGAAGAGGTGGACGATCAAGACGAGGACGATCAAGGCGAGGACGAGGAAGACGAGGAGGGAGAATATCAATCCACGTCTAAAAAAGCCGGACCGAAAGCCTTTGTGATTCAAATGTTTGGCATCAATGAGCGCGGAGATACGTGTTCCATCACGGTGCGCGATGTTCAACCCTTTTTCTTCATCAAAGGCGGGACGTCCTGGACGAAAGAACACGCCGCCACCGTCTTGCGCTTGATACGCAACATGGTGGGTGGGTATCATGCTTCCTCGGTATTGGGAGCCGAGATTGTGCAACGTCACAAGTTGTACGGATTCACGGGTGGACGCACCTACCCCTTTGTCCAGCTGACGTTTCGCACCGTGGCCACGATGAACCAAGTGAAACGTTTGTGGATCGAGGGCAACACGGGACGGAGAAAACCGGTCGAACTCGCGGGTGTCAAGTGCGAGCTCTACGAGAGCAATATTCCGCCCTTGTTGCGATTTTTCCACATTCACAACATTAGTCCGTCGGGGTGGATCTTTTTACGCATGGACAACCATGTGATTCAACCGAGGAAAAAAAAGACGTCGTGTACGTTTGAGTGTCATGCGCCCTTGCGCAACATTATTTCTCAACCCGACAAGGAAACACGCGTGCCCTTCAAGATTTGCAGTTTTGATATTGAAGCCAGCAGCAGTCACGGCGATTTTCCTCTGCCGGTCAAGACCTACAAGCGATTGGCCTCGAATTTGATGGATGTGGCTTTGCGACGATTGCCGACGCAAATTGACGGAAATGTCATCAAACGCGTCATTTTGACGGCGTTTGGCATGGATCAATTGGAAAATGTCGATCGTGTCTTTCCCAAAGACATGCCCACGAAAGAAACGATCAAGAC